GTTCACACGCTCTTAATGCTCTACTATCTGGTTCTATCTTTGGTGGTATGCCATCAAACAAAATAACAGCAATTGCAGGTGAAGCTGCAACAGGTAAAACATTTTTTGCATTAGGTATTGTAAAGGCATTTTTAGACAAAAACAAAGACGCAGGTGTGATTTACTTTGAATCAGAAAGTGCGTTAACAAAAGATTTAGTTGAAACAAGAGGTATTGATAGTAAAAGAATGGTCATAGTGCCAGTTGCTACAGTACAAGAATTTAGACATCAATCAATAAAAGTAATTGACAAATATTTAGAACAAGACGAAAAAACAAGAAAACCTATTATGTTTGTATTAGATAGTTTAGGTATGTTATCTACTACAAAAGAAATGGAAGATACTGCTGAAGGTAAAGAAACTAGAGATATGACTAGATCGCAAATTGTAAAAGCTGCATTTAGAGTATTAACACTTAAACTTGGTAAGGCAAAAGTACCAATGATTATGACTAATCACACTTATGATGTCATTGGTTCAATGTTCCCTCAAAAAGAAATGGGCGGTGGTAGTGGATTAAAATACGCTGCAAGTAACATTGTATATCTTTCTAAACGAAAAGAAAAAGATGGCAAAGAAGTTATTGGTAATATAATTCATTGTAAAAATTACAAGTCAAGGTTAACAAAAGAAAATGCTTTAATAGATGTAAGACTAACATACAAAGATGGTTTAGATAAGTATTATGGATTACTTGACTTGGCAATCAAACACAACATATTTAAGTCTGTATCTACAAGAATAGAATTACCAGACGGAAGTAAACAATATGCTAAAACTATCAATAGTGAACCTGATAAATTCTTTACTAAAGATATTCTCACTCAAATTGACGAGGCCGCCAAAAAAGAATTCCTCTATGGCGCAGAATAGATTTGTTTTTGCTCAACGTGATGTTGATGATTACAGTTGTATAAAGATTACGGAAGGCCCTTATAAGGATATCATATACACATACGGCCATGTAAAGTTTGCTTCCGAAGAAAATGAACGAGGTGAATTGCCTTTAAAGTTTGATTATGATATTAAGAAAAATCCTAATGATGTTGATACCACAAGTATTGACTTTAGAAACTATATAGGCGATATATTAATTGAAGTAGTTGAAAAACAATTAGAAAATGGAACAATCAAATTTGAAAAATAACTATATTAAAACATATGACAATGTGTTTACTCAACAACAATGTCAACACTTAATTGATAAGTTTGAAGACTCAGCTTCTCAGCAAGTCAAAACTATACTAGAAGGTCATATGTCATTTACAGAAATCAACACAAGTATGTTTGATGACTGGAAACCATATACAGATATTATTTTTCCAAAGTTTAGACAGCTTATTGACAATTATATAAAAGATGTTAAGATAGATGATACAAAACAATGGCCAGAAAGATTTGGCTTTGAACAAGTAAGATTTAAAAAGTATGAACCTAACGGTGAAGATGAATTTAAAACACACGTAGATGTGACCAACTATAATAGTGCTAGAAGATTTTTAGTTTTTTTTATGTATTTAAATGATAACATTGGCGGCGAAACAATATTTCCTGATTTTGATATTAGTATAAAACCAGAAACAGGTAAAGTATTAATGTTTCCTCCATTATGGCCATTTAGACACGCAGGAAAAAAACCAATCAATCAACCAAAGTATATTATAGGAAGTTATCTACACTATGTCTGATCAATTTGAAAAAACACTTTTATCCAATCTAATACATAACGAAGATTTTACTCGTAAAGTTATTCCTTTTTTAAAACAAGATTTTTTTAAAAATAGAGATGAAGTAACTCTATTTAATATTATCAATGACTTTGTTGTAAAATATAATAATCTCCCAACAAAAGAAGCAATTACTATTGAGCTGTCTAATAACAAGACACTTACTGAAGATGAATATAAAAATACAAAAACTTTATTAAATAGTTTAGTACACGAAGACGTTGAACAACAATGGCTGTTAGATACAACTGAAAAGTTTTGTAAAGATCGTGCTGTATATAATGCTGTACTAAAAGGTATTAAAATTATAGATGGTAAAGATAAACAACATACACCAGAAGCCATACCAAGTATATTATCTGAAGCACTTGGTGTTTCATTTGATAGACATATAGGGCATGATTATCTAAATCAAACAGATGACCGATTTGAATATTATCATAGAACTGAAGAACGATTAAAGTTTGATTTAAATTATTTTAATCGTATTACAAAGGGTGGTCTACCACCTAAAACTTTAAATGTAGCACTTGCAGGTACAGGTGTTGGTAAATCTTTGTTTATGTGCCATATGGCTGCGGCTGCTATAACGCAAGGTCGTAATGTACTGTATATTACTTTAGAGATGGCTGAAGAAAGAATTGCTGAAAGAATTGATGCTAATTTATTAGATGTAACAATAGATGATCTTTATGAAATGCCTAAAGAAGTTTACGATAATAAAATTTCTAAATTACAAAACAAAGTAAATGGTCAATTAATTATTAAAGAATATCCTACTGCGTCTGCCCATAGTGGTCATTTTAAAGGACTGATTGATGAACTTGCATTAAAGAAATCATTTAAACCTGATATAGTATTCATTGACTATTTAAATATATGTACTAGTAGTCGTTTCAAAGGTGGTAATATATCATCTTATTTTTTAATCAAAGCAATTGCTGAAGAATTAAGAGGTCTTGCTGTTCAGTATAATGTTCCTATTGTATCGGCTACACAAACAACAAGAACTGGTTATATGTCAAGTGATGTTGGTTTAGAAGACACATCAGAATCATTTGGTCTTCCTGCAACTGCTGACTTTATGTTTGCTTTAATATCTAACGAAGAACTTGAAGAATTAAATCAAATTAAAGTAAAACAATTAAAAAATCGTTACAATGATCCTGCTGTTAATCGTGCCTTTATTATAGGTGTTGATAGAAGTAGAATGAGATTGTATGATGTAGAACAATCTGCTCAACAGATTGTAGATAGTAACCAAGAAACAAAAGAAAAACTTGAAAAACCATCAGGTCCACAACCTGCTGAGGTTTATGATAAGTTTTCGGACTTTAAAATATGAGAAAAAGAAAACCATCAATATACTACAAAACTGAAATGGTCAAAGTAAAAGATGAAATACTTTGGCGAGCTGTAGAAATGCCAAGTAAGTTAGTAATAAAAGAGTCCTTCTTTGAAGAAGATGTAAAAGAAATTGTCAAGTTTCAGAATAAAAATAAAACATTTGGCATCTTTGGTTTTCCACCATTCTTTGATTGTAGAAGTGAAAAAGAAAAATTGTCAGACAAGGGTAAATCTAATTACAATCCAACAACTAGTATTCAAAGAATAGGTCGTAAATAACATACATAAATAGTACATAGGAGAGAAAACTATGGCTTACGAAGCGTCTGAAATAATGACAGCAGTTGCTTTGCAATCTAATTTATCAGATTTAGAAAAAGTAAAAAATCAACTAGATTTAAAAAAATTGATTGACAAAGGCAAGAAGGTTGTCAAGGCTAAAAAAGATATTCAATTCGGTGATGACAAAACCTTTTCAGGTTTTAGTGCAAAACTAGACGACAAATTCATTAAAGATATGGCCGTAGGTGTATCTGCCGCTAAAGGTATTAGGCAGTATATGAAGAAGGCTTCAGACCCTTTAACTGTTTATATGACAGGTAACGTATTTCCTAAAGATGTAGAGGATTTTAAAGTAAGTGCTTTTGGGTTTGAAGATTACAATTCATCTGATATAATAGTTTCAGCAGATAAGAAAAAGTTTTTTGGTGTATCTTTAAAGAAAAAGAAAGATGTTAAAGCTGCTGACCCAACTCTCATCAACAAAGCCTTTTCAAGTATCTTTGAAGGCAAAGAATATGATAAATTAAAAAAAGAAATAACTGATTTAAGAATTAAATATTTTTCAGGTTTAGTAAAAAAGGCAGTAAAGAAAAAAATAATTTTAGAAAAAGATATTAACAACTATAAAAGATTAACTGATAAGGAATTATTTGAGTCAAAAGGTATAGATAAAAAACAATTTGGTGATAAAGGATACATTGACACAAAAGGATATGCGTCATCTAAAAAAGGTTATTTAGACGATAATACTAGAGATCCAAAAAGTATGAGATTTTTTGTTAATAAAGAACTGTCAGATAAAAAGAATCCATTATGGAGTAAATATAGAGAAGTAGTAAACAAATATTCAAACGAGTTAGCAGAGTCGCTACTTAATATAATATTAAAGACAAAACTGTTTGAACAATTAGATGCTAAAAAAATAAAAGGCAAAGATTTTGATTTTGCTTTGATAACAGGTATAGGTGATGTGACGCCTAAAGGTGAAGTGAAAATTTTACCATCAAGTGTAAAGGCATTGAAAACAACTTTATGTGGCCTAACAAGAATTGAAAAGAAAGCAAAAAACGAAAAGTTTGCAGTTATAGTAAATGAAGAATTGTCTGCTAAATCAAATGCAGCTAAAATATATCTCACCCTAGTTAGAGGACAATCAAAAATATTAAATTTAGAAGTTAGATATAAAGGTACCTTCACACCTAGACCTCAGTTTCAAGGTGGTCTTGCAAAAGATTTTGAGACCATTATGAAGAAAGAGTGTGGGTCTAATTAATTTTTATCTTTGTTAATGTATTCTTCAACATTTGTTTTAACTTGTTCTAAAACTTTTAAAACTAATTCATCAACATTTTTTGTTAAATCAATCGAATCAGTTAAATAATATTTTTTAACTTCATCGGATACATCAGTTAATTTAGATTTTACATTTTTAATCATAGTTTCATAATTATTTGTCATAGTGTTACCTTTCATTATAGTTATATTTTTTTTATTAAAGTTAAAACTTATTTTAGTTATCAAAATCAGTATCTGCATAGTTATCGTTTATCATATCAGATACTTCATCTAACTTAAAGTGTAAATCATTAGATAAACTTACATCATACTTTTCATCAAAATCACTAACTAAAGTATCTATTTGTTCTAATAGTTTATTAACTTTGTTTTTCATAATTTCATAATCTTTTTCTATTGTCATATTATATCCTTTCATATTGTTTAACATATACTTACAGTATACCGTAAAACAAGCCAAAATTCAAGTGAAAAACCATTCAATATTTTTCACTTAATAAAATCAAGGTTTATAGGTGTTATAAATAGTCTAGTAAGTAGTGATTTATTAATGGAATAGAGTGATTTTTCGCTTGACAAAAGCGTAATTTTTTGATATAATGGATATAGTGGGAGACAAATGTATAGTTTTAAACAATATCTTAATGAGGCAAAAAATACTCATTTAGAACATTTAGAAGACGAAATTATTAATAACGGTTACCAAGGTGGCCTTAACGCAGTAGAATTTCTTAAATCATTAAGAAATATGCTAGTAGGTTCATCACGTAGAAAATTAAACGTATCCGTTAAATGGGATGGTGCACCAGCAGTATTCTGTGGTATCAATCCTGAAAACGGCAAATTCTTTGTTGGATCAAAATCAGTATTCAACGTAACTCCTAAAATCAATTACACACAAGCAGATATAAGAAGAAATCACTCTGGTGGTTTAGTAGATAAATTATCAATCTGTTTAAAAGAATTACCTAAACTTGGTATACGAGGTGTTGTACAAGGTGACTTGTTATTTACATCAGGAGATATTAAGTCGGTATCTATACGAGGTGAAGATGCTATCGCATTTACACCAAACACTATAACATATGCTGTTCCAGAAAATACTGACCTTGCTAAAAGAATTAAAAGAGCTAAGTTAGGCATTATCTTTCACACTACTTACAATGGCCGAAAGATGTCTGACCTAAAAGCAAGCTTTGGCGTCAATGTAAATCGTTTTACAAAGACGCCAGCAGTATTTTTTGATGACGCAAGTTATAAAGACTCATCTGGTGTTGCTACATTTACAACTGCTGAAAGTGAACAATACGACAGTATGTTAAGAATGGCAATGGGATCAATTTCAAAAGGTAAAGTTATTTTAGATTTGTTAAAAAGACAAACAAATATGTTATCAGTTGGTGCAAGATTAAAGATTTTCTTCAATACAAAAATAAGAGAAGGTCAAACTATTAGTAATGTAAAAGGATTACAATCAGATTTTAGAAAATATTATGCCTCAGTTTTAGATGACGAGATGTCAACTAAAAAAACAGAAGCTGCAAAAAGAAAATACAAATTAATAAGAGATGATGGTTTAAAATTTATTGATAGATATGATAATGAAATATATTTTGCAATTGCAAGTTATGTAACTTTACAAAAAGTTAAAAATTATCTTGTAAGTAAAATGAATCAAATTAAATCTATTGGTACGTTTTTACAAAAAGATAACGGATTTGAAATAACAAATCCAGAAGGTTATGTTGCTGTAGATAGAATGGGCAACGCAGTTAAATTAGTAGATAGACTAGAGTTTAGTACCGCAAACTTTACTTTAGCAAAGAATTGGATTAAAGGATAATGCAGGTTTAATAAATGAAAAGTTTTAGAGATTTTATTTTTGAACAATTAGGCCGAATGAGAATTATTATGTTAGGTGGACCTGGCTCAGGCAAATCAACATATACAGAATACTTGATTAAACACTTTGATATTACACATATCTATCCAGGTGGTATGTTAAGAAAAGAAATTGAAAAAGGTTCAGAAATAGGACAGATTGCAAAAGATATAGTATCAAAAGGTGAGTTTGTTCCTAATCAAATAGTATTAGATTTAATTAGTAAAAAAGTTGAAGAAAGCCCTAAAGGTTATGTACTTGATGGTTGGCCTAGATATATGCAACAAGTTGAAGATATGGAAAAAGCAGAAATAGGTTATGACTATGCAGTATTTTTAGATGTAAGTACCGAAGAAGTAATGAGAAGATTACTTGCAAGAGGTAGAGCAGATGATACGAAAGAGATTATAGGTAATAGAATAGAATTATATAAAAAAGAAACAGGTCCTGTAATAGAATATTTAAGAAAGAAACCAGGATTTTTAGAAATAAAAGCAGAGGGTGGTACACCTGAAGATACTGCTAACGAAATTATAAGAAGAATAGAAAATGAAAGTAAATAGTTTTATACAACATTTAGCAGAGGGTGTTTACGACCCAGGAATATTTAAAGCATTTTTTCTTGCTGGTGGTCCTGGTTCAGGTAAAACATTTGTTACTCAAAGTACATTTTCAGGTACAGGATTAAAAGTTGTAAATTCAGATGTTGCTTTTGAAAGAAATTTAAAAAAGGCAAACTTATCTTTAAGTATGCCAGATGAAGAAACATATTTTAGAGATATTGTAAGAAAGGCAGCCAAAAGAACTGCTATCTCACAATTAGATAAATATGTAGAAGGCAGACTTGGTTTAGTTGTTGACAGTACAGGAAGAGATTATGATATGGTTGCTAGACAACATAATATGCTAAAACAAATGGGTTACGATTGCTATATGGTATTTGTAAATACAACTTTAGACGTGGCCTTGGCAAGAAATGCTAGACGTGAAAGAAGTATACCTGAATATATTACAAAGTCAAGTTGGA